GCATTGGATTCTATTGATGAAAAGCAGATAGTTCTTAAAGGACCGGATGAAGTATATGAGGTTTCTTCATCGGCTATGCCTATGGAAAAAATCCAGGCGGCAAAGGACAAGCTGTATTTGAAGTATGAAGATGTTAGTTCTTTGCTTGATGAATATATAGGTTATAGAAATGACATTACAAAGGCTATTTCTAATGCGGACGGATTTAATAGAATAACAGAGTTTTCATTGGTATGGGGAAGTTTGTCGGCAATATCAATGGAGTCAAAACTACTGAAAGCCTTTTCAAAAGATTATGCAGCGAAGATTGCAATTATTGTTTTTAGAGGTGATACACCAACCTATGATAAGAAATCAAATCGTCCAGAAGCTACTCTCGAAAATCAGAAAAATTTGATTCAAGCATTGTCGCAAAGGGAAACAATGAAAGATATTGTGTTCGTAATTGCAGACACAACGCTTGGACAGCAAAGATTTGAAGGCGTTATTGAAGCTAAAGCACGTGAAACTGTCGCAAAAGATACAAAGGTTGAAGATCCTACTCCTTATGAAAAGAGGGCTATGAAGTGGATGGAAAAATGGAAAACTGAGTTGCTTGATGGAGCGGCAACTATTATTTTCCACGGAGAGAGAGTTAATACTTCAAGTTTTAAGTCTGTAAGCAATTCAGGTGTAATAACAAGCGTTGGAAGGATATTTACAGATGGCGCTGAGAAGTTATCTAAAATAGCGAACGCTAGTACTGCTTGGAAGACTACATATGCTAAAAAGACAGTTGAAAAAGTTTGCTATGCGTTAAGTAGATCAGACATAGAGGCATTTGGTGGTCAGGAATCTGCTGTAATAAACCTTTTAAAAGATAAGAATGGAAATTGGATTTTTGACGAGAAATTAGACTATATTGGAACCTATGATGTAAATGTTCCTATGACGGTTCTGGTTAAAGTCATTGACGATAAGATTGCAGAACTAAGAAATAAAACAGTAGTCGATATCGGCTCAGAGTTTAAGTTTTTAACACAGCCACCATACGGTTATTACAACAACTATATTTGCATGGCTGCAGTAGCATTAGTTTTCCGTAGATATATTGGAAAAATGTATCTTGCAGATCAAGGAAGCTTGGTGTCAACCACAATCATGCGAGATATTGTTAATGCTGCATTTTATAATTGGTTGGATCAAAAAGCTGATGCTAAACTTAGAGTTAGATTTTCAACTGTAGAAGAAAAAGAGTTGATTGATTTGATTCAGAGTGTTTTTGGAGTAAAGGGTGACGGTATTTCAGAAACAAAGTGGTCACTGAGATCGGCATTTGAAAAACAATATAAATCGCCGTTATGGGCATTAAAATATGTAGTTGATAAAGGAAGCGAGTTCAATTCAGTTGTTGATGAGTTATTTAAGCTTGCTAATGCGACAGGTGATAGTATAACTCAAGATGATGTAAGCAGACTACTTGAAGGCTTAAAAAAGCAGAAGACAACAATAGCGCTTACATTAGAAAAGGTACAGGATTCGGCCTGTATCAATGCCTTTGTTGATAAGTGCCTTGCAACTGTAAATTATAAACTGGACAATTATTCTAATTTGATGGCATTCCTTAAACAGAATCTATCAGATGCTATTGTATTCTGGAGAGAAGAAGACGTTGAAAAACAAGTTCTTTTATGGTGTGCATTGCAGAGTAAGCAACCTGTGAATCCGCCTTCAAATAATGGTGATAGTGCAGAGGATGATACAGATATAAATCCGAACAATGCAGGAAAGTCTGATGTAAACAGCATTTCTGGGGAAGAGGATGATTATGAAGCAGATGACGATCTTTTTGAAAGTCCGGATTTTGAACCAATAGATATTGAACCTATTGCTATAGGAAAGACACATGCAACGATTGAGGCAACAACAAAACTTATTTATGAGAAGCAGTTTAATGATGGAGAAGCAAAAGAAATTCTTGTTAAGCTTTGTAAAGAGTATCCTGTTGTATGCTCAGCGGTTATGAAATTTTTAGGTGAGGAATAGGCGGAAATATGGATGTAGAAGTAATCAAGCAAAAGATTTTAGAAGATAAAAATAAGGGTACAAGTTCATATCGTAGATATCCAGTGCGTTTTCTGTTTATGGAAATGAATAATCATACTCAGGAAGATATCCAGGAATTGGTGAAAGCCGGAAACGGAGAACTGCTTGATCTGAGTGATTATCTTATGAAGAAAGATGATGGTTGGATGACAAAGACTAAGTTCGTCCATGTTATTAGGGAATATTCTGCAAAGGATAGGGATACATATGTCTTGGGTTTTTCAGAACTGATTAGATTTTATTCTAAAAAGGATATTGAATCCACGGTGCTCTCACTATTTGATATAGAAAATTCCGGGATTTCTGGGGCAAATGCGTCTCAAAGAAGAATTATCTTTATATGTTTTTCTATGATGGATAATGTGTATAAAGTATTGCAGAGTAGCTTTGCCAGAAAAGATTTGCTTGATCCGTTTTTAAATTCAGATTATGAGCTTATAGGTAAGAATAGAAGAGTATGTTTTGTGGCTAATGAATACTCAGATCATATTACGAAAAATAAAATTATTTCAAGTGTAGAATGGCTTGGACTGTGGAGATCATCTGAAGTGTTGGATTTTGGTTCTCCAATATGGTGTTGCTCAGAAATCTTGTATGAGTGGCATCAGAAGGCCTCGCCAGATAATGCTTTTCAGATTGATGTTGTTCACAATTCAAAGGAATATCTTGAAAAGGCCTGCGATTTAAGTATTGATTTCCGCTACAGTGTAACAGATGAGGCATATTGGAACCAGTTATGTGTTGACTATACTAATATGTTGTCTGGGAAGGGATTACATGAGTTGGCATCGGCGGTATTAGGTATAGATGTTAATTCAATTTATGTTATTGCCGGGAAATGGCTTACATCAGACTCACAATATGAAAAATGGTTTATTAGATGCTATATAGCAGTTTTTTATCCAATGTCTTTTCTTGCAAGAGTATTTAAGGTGCTTAAAACAAATTCAAAAAAAGAATATCTGATAACCATCTGGCAACAGGGATATTGGTTGAGTAATCCTGTTCAATTAGAAGAAAGAATTGGAATAATTAAAGAACTTAATAAATACGCCGGATCAATTGCGCCGGAAAAAGAAATACAAGAGGTTATATGTGAAGGAATATCTAAGGAACTAAGCATTCCTGTGAACGGTAATGTATCCGAAATATGTTTGGTAGAGTTGAGCACACAATATGGTCAAACGATAGAGGATATGAGAAATCGTCTTTTTTCATATTATACCAAGATTTTTAAGCCTGCGTATACCGGATTGAGCAATACCGAAAAAGAATTTGTTATTAAACTATATAAAAATGGTGTTTTGGATAAGGATGAAGTAAAATCTGTATATCCGTCTTTCTATTCTTATTTATTTGGAATAGGAGAGGCTGAAATAGAAGGAAAAAATGAGTGGAAATACTACTTAGAAGCCTATAGAGAGAGCAAGGTTGCAGATTCAGATAACCAGTATCTCCAGCAGTATTATTCGAGTGGATGTGCGAATTCTACAAACCTCTACAGTATGTATTATGAACTTCAGAGACAAGAAACACTAATTGCACCGTATGTTGGTGAGACTGATATTTACGTTTTAGATGGAGTTGGTGCAGAATATACACCGCTCATTATAGAGTTGCTTGTTATAAATGGATATGAAGTTGAGTATTGTGACTATGCTTCCTGCCATTTGCCTTCCATAACAGACGTTAATAAGGAATACATGGCATCTATTGGATACAAAGAATGGTTCCTCGATTTTGACCAGATAGTTATTCATGGAGAGTTTTACAAGTCGGCAATAAATCTGAGAAAAGCTTTTGATATATTAGAAGAAAAGATAAGAGATATAGTCCAGGAAGCTGACGGAAAGAAGATTCTTATTACAGCAGATCATGGCGCTACAGCAAGGGCAAAGTGGACTGAAACCAAGAAAAAATATAACTTCGATGGATCGGATCATGAGGGAAGATGCTGTAAGATTGCATCGAAAGATGATTTTACAGATACCGTAGATTATATTGTTTATGAAGACGAAGGGAAACCAGGCAATCCATATATTATTTCTCTTAATGAGACTTCTTTATATAACCGGCCGAAATATGAAAACCATGGTGGTGCCACAATTGAGGAAATGCTTGTACCGGTAATTGTTGCCAGTCCACAGACTGGTCAGAAAAAGGTTGTTTATAAGGTTGTGGACGATAAACTTGAGGTTACTGGTCTGGACAAGAAAGTAACATTCGCAATTATTCCTGATACAGAGGAAGCATATGTTATTGAGGCTGATGGAACTAAACATAAATTAGTAGCTGATAGTGGAATGTATTCTGCTGAATTATCATCTGGTAAAGAACAGGATATAAAGGTAATTATTGCAAGTAAGGAATATAAATTCCATGTTGTTAACAAAGCTAAGAAAAATATGATGGAGGATGATGGATTCGATGACTAATTTAGATAAAAAAATAAAAGACATATTTCCTGAAGAGTCAATGCATAAGACTCCTGACAGATATAGCCTGTTTTCTGGTGTAAATGTTCCTTCGTTTATAAAGGATTGGCTTATTAAAAAGTTTTCTAACGATGACACTATAGACACGGAAGGATTATATAACTTTATTGATAAGCATATTCCAACGAAGGATAGCAATATCAGAAGCCGTTTATTAAATGGTGATGTGATTCAGATTCTGGCAAGAATAATATTTGAATCAGATATTAGAAGTGGAGAATATCGTTTTCAAATACCAGATATAGGAATCAAAAATGGTGAGGGAAGAGTATCACCATATTTAGCACGTCAGCAGGGGCTTCTTAAAGAAGGAGAAAACTGGGGTGTTGTAACCATGCAGTATGTTGAACCGGATGGGAAGGAAAAAGGCTACGCTGAAATGGTTAAATTTAAACCGTTTAGTCCGTATAGACCTGAT